AAAGAGCAGACCACGAATGACAGCTTCGGGTATCGTGGTATCCGAAAAGACACAACCACTTTCTTCGGTGTTCGTCACGAGATTGATGGTGCAACAGGTAAGGTAATGGCTCAGCTCTATCCTTGCACACAAGAAGCTGACAACGATATGGGCTTCGAACTGACGGGTTACAAAAAGCGAATTATCCCCAAAGACTTCGCTGGTATCGGTGAGACTGGTAAGGACTGTCACATGTTCGGCCAGTGGCGTTTTCTCAAGGAACGTAGCCGTGACCTGTTGATCGTTGGTGGTGAAGTTGACCAACTCTCTGCGTATCAGATGTTGTCCGACTTCCGGTCGCGTGAGAATGCCAAGAAAGGCCAAGAGTTCGCATCCTGCCCTGTCATCTCGCCAACCATTGGTGAGTCTGGGGCACACAAGCAGATCGTTAATCAGTATGAGTTTTTCAACCGCTTTGACAAGATCATCATCTGCATGGACAATGACAAGGCAGGCCGTGAAGCGGCTGAAAAGATTGCCAAGGCATTGCCGAAGGGCAAAGCGTACATCATGCAAATGAGTATGAAAGATCCAAACAGCTATATGTGGGACAAAGATGCGGATAAGCCTGTCAACAAGCAAGGACAGTTCATCACCGAGTTCTACGCTGCACAGCCTTACACACCAAACGGTATTGTAGGAAGCGGCTCGCTGCTCAGCCTGATGAAAGCAGCAGCGGTGGTTCCGAAGATTCCATTGCCAGCGTTCATGCACAAGGTACAGAAGATGATGGCTGGTGGTATCCCTCTCGGACGTATCGTCAACCTCGGCTCTGCATCTGGTACTGGCAAATCGACCATCGTCGATGAAATGGTTTACTTCTGGATTTTCCACTCGCCCCACAAGGTTGGTGTTGTATCGCTGGAATCAGATTGTGCAGAGTACGGTGTCAAGATGGCTTCGCGTCACATTGGTCAGAAGCTCGAACTGATCGAGGACATGCAGTACAAGATTGATCTGATGGACACACCAGAGTTCGAAGCAGCTGTACACGAGCTTACCTACAATCCAGATGGTTCGCACCGCTGGCACTTGCTGGACGAACGTGACGGCGGTCTTGATGACCTGAAAGCGAAAGTGATGGAGCTGATCATCTCATGTGATTGCAAAGTTATCATCCTTGACCCTCTACAGGACATTCTGGACGGGATGAGCAACGAAGAGCAGGCGGTATTCATGCGTTGGCAGAAAGGGCTTGTGAAGAGCCACAAGGTGACGTTTATCAACATCAACCACGTTCGTAAGAGTGGTCAAGGTGGCAAGCAGAACTCGGCTGGTGCTGATCTATTCGAAGAGGACTTCCAAGGCAGTTCTTCGATCTTTAAGTCTGGGGCGTGCAACCTTCTGTTCACCCGTAACAAGGAAGCAGAATGTGAGATTGAGCGTAACATCACGTTCATGAAGATGACCAAGTGCCGTTGGACTGGCAACACTGGGCCGAAGGCCGGGGAATACTTCTACAACAACAAGGAACACACCTTGTATGATCTGGAAGACTACCTGAACCGTAACCCAGCCGCTGCGGCAGAATACGCAGCAGGTCAGGCTGCAAAGCAGGAAGAAAGGGAGAACTCGCGTGGTAGCAAGCGTGGGATGTCTCAACGTGGATGGGTTGATTACGATCCGAACGAATCGATGTATTGATAGGAGGACTAGAAATGCAAGTAGGCGACAAAGTAACACTCAAGGCTACCAGCGAATTCTTTGATCCTACAGGGGAGGATGAATTCAACCCATTTGGTGTCGAAGGTATCGTCACAGGAGTTATGGATTGTGAGCCAGCCTTGTACATCATCGTAGATTGGCAGTGTCAGTCATCGGGACCATTCAGTGGTCAATGTACGAATTCGTACAATCCAGAGGACTTAGAACTCATTTGAGTTGACAGAGGGGGCTTACGAGAGTAAGCTCCCTTTCGTCGTTTTAGACATTAACAAAGGAGAAGAAATTGAAAATCATGAAGTGGCATTACCAGCCGGATGGAGCTTGGCAGTTAACTCATGCGGAATTCTGTGGTACGGCATCCCGAAATGGACTACACACGACACGGGTAGTCGATGCTGTAACCTGCCGCCATTGTTTGAACAAGATGCACAAAGAAGGAGTATTGAAATGACCCTGATCAAACCACCATTTCAGCCGAACAAATTCGCACACCCTGACGACTGGACGTGGGACATCGAAGCAAACGATCTGTTGAACGAACGCACCATTGACTACACGGCAAGTCCGTACAAGTTGAAGGGGAATTTCTCGATGCACTGTGTTGTATTCGAGAACCATTTCACTGGCGAAATCATCGCGTTCCACAATGGGCCGAAGTACGAGTTCGATGGCCGAGACTACTGCGAAGAAATCAACGGTGAAACCTACTTCCTGCGGGATTACCTGCCTGTCGAGTACACGCACCGTCCAATGTCGGAGCTGAAGGAATTCATCCTAAAGACTCGTTTTCGTCGACTGGTAGCTCATAACCAGATCAGCTATGACTTGATGGCGATCAAGCTGGCCTATGGAATCAACTTCACCATCGGGCACGAAGTGCGTGATCGTGGCCTCACGACGTTTACGAGTGACACTTGGGGCGGAAACAATCTGGCTATCTGGGATACCTTGCCACTGTCGAAGTGCTTGAACCCAGACCGTTACGGCGGTCACTCCCTGGAGAAACTGGCATCTGGCGGTATGAGCGAGAAGATCGCATTCCGTAAGCACATGCACATCGATATTCGATTCCGTGACTTCGCTGCTGACATGCTGTACTACTGTATTTTTGACGTAAAGTCCAACACCGAAGTGTTCTTTGGGTTGATGGATGGCACCAAGAACAAGATTGACCACAAGACTGCTGGCCCGAACCTGAATGATCGTGCTGAGCTGATGAAGTGGGCAAGTGCGATCAAGCTCGAACACAATATCGCTGAAATCATCACACGACAGGAACACCGTGGCTTCCACTTTAACCGTGACCTTGCACACAAGGCATTGGATGAACTGGACAAGATGATGGAAGAGCGCCGCGTGAAAGTGGAGCCATTGCTTCCGAAGCGTCCAGCCACACAAGTGTTCATGAAGCAGTACACACCGCCAGTAACGCAGTTTAAGAAGAACGGTGAAATCTCCGCTCACATGGAGAAGTTCATTGCCAAGCACGAAGGCGTATACGATCCTGAAACACGCACGGTAGAAATGCTGGGCAAGGTGTACTCGCTTCCGCTCGCGGCTGGTGTTCCGCTGGTCACTGAAATGGATGCAACCATTGACGATACCACGCACATCAAAAACTGGCTTGTGTCGTTGGGCTGGAACCCGAGCGAGTACAAAGAAAAAGACTTGACGGTTGACAGCAAGAAGAACAAGCTCGATCCTACCAAATTCCGTGAAGCTGTGGAGCGGTATGTTGAACAGACTTTGAATAGTGCATTCAAGGATGATCGTCTGGCACATCTGTGGCCTAACCGTCGTCCAATTGATCGCAATCTGGTTGATGCAATGCTGGAACGTGGTGGACGTGGCCTCAAGGTATTGAGCAACCCGAGCTTCACCAAAGGGCAAGACAAAGATATGTGTCCTGACTTGGAACGTATCTCTGAGTCGTTCCCATTCGCGAAGGACGTGGTTGAATACCTCACCGTCAAGCACCGTCGCAACTCGATTCTGGGCGGTGGTATTGATTGGGATGATCCAGACGAAGAGCCAGAGAAGGGGTATATCTCGAACGTCCGGGAGGATGGTCGAATCCCAACTCCAGCAGACACTTGTGGAGCAGCTACAAGCCGGTTTAAGCACCGTTCGGTAGCGAACGTGCCCCGTGTTACCAGTCTGTACGGTAAAGAGCTGAGAGCGTTGTTTGGCGTCTCTGACGGCTACTTTCAAATAGGGTACGACTTCGACTCTCTTGAGGCTCGAATCGAATCCGCGTACTGCGACCAATACGATGCTGCTGACCGTGCGTATTGCAAATCGTTGATGTTGGACAAACCGTTCGACGTTCACACTATGATGGCTAAGAGTATCAGTGCTATCATTGGACGCGAGTTTGGGCGTTCCCCGGCGAAGAACGTGAAGTATGGTTGCACCTATGGCGCTCAGGCTGCGA